TTTCTAATGAAATCAAATCCTACTGGTAGTAGTGATCAACAAGAAAACAATTCTGGAGCTAACAATAATGTTGGCCCCGTCCCGACTAGCGATGGTCAAGTTGCTCCTGTTGGAGCAAAGCGAGACGTTAAATTTAATATTGACGACCAAGTAAATATGATTCCCTTTAATTATCATATTGAACCGCGTGTGCTTGAGAAGATTGTGCGTGAATTGAAAGTTACTGTTGTGACTAAACATACGAACAATGGCAAGCATCCACATCCTTATTGTGCTATTACACGTGCATTCGCTGAAAATAGAATGCATAAGCGCTTGCAACATGATGTTCCCGATTGTGGAGCTGTTGTTGATGTGGGTGGTAACCCTGGCCGCCATGCCCATTATGGCCGGTCAGTGTGGTGCTGTTGTCCTGTCCTAAGTCCAAGTGACGTATCCCGACAAGTTGAGCGATTGCAACATGACAAAGTTTGTGACCATGATGTACTGAAATGTACATGTGTCATACCTGACATTTATACTTTTAATGACTCATTATATTATTTTGAGTTGGAAAGCCTTTTGTCTTTGTGTCACGTTGCCAAAAGAGGCATGATGTACGCTGTTGTCCATGAATATGAGAAACATATGGGTACAATGTTTGATGGAGAAATGCAATACGTTGTTAACTCTAAGGGCATTGTAACCACTTCAGTCGTGGGCAATACCACTGCCTATACTCACCCAACTTTAAGTTGGTTAAAACGTGGGTATTTTTGTGATGGAAAACGTGCAATAGCATGGTCAATTATTGATGTGCTCCCCTTTACCCACACATATCGCTTTACTGTGGCCCCTCTTGACTTAAATGTTGAGGCCCCTCTCAATTTCCCTTTCAAAGACGTCATTGATCCACATATTTGTGGATTTGCTGATACTTCTACGACGCCACTTGATGCTTATCAGGTTGGTGTACGGTCAGCTTTTTGCATTGGATCATCCATAATACTTGGTATTCAATCCAAACGTGATGTCATGCTGCCCAAGAAATTCTTGTCCGATTTAACGACTTGGATTGCTGGACGGGCTCGCACCGCAGATGCGCATCGACAATTAATGTATCAAGCTAAGAACTTGATTAAAAGGTATGATGTGCCTGATGACATGGTTACTGACATTGTTTTATATGGAGTTGCCATTGCCTTTAAATTAACTGTGGAATTAGAAGTACAATTAACATCATCATATGATGGTTACTTCAATTCTTGGTTGTCATATTTTCAGTTACACCGTGATGTAACTAATTTTGTCCCTGCCAAATGGCATTGGTTGACTAAAATTTTGACCGGCACCATTGGTGCCGCCATTGGACTTTATGTTTTTCGTAAAGTCAGGAGCGCGTCAAAATATTTATTTCCATCATCATGGATAGAACCTATTTTAAGAAAATATTCGCTGCCTGGACCAAATTTACAGTTGGTTCCTTATTTTGCAGTGTCTTTAATCAATTTGGGGTTTGGACCATTAACGAAAATTTCGGGGTTCGGCGCATTGTTTGCTGTTGTGTGGTGGTATTTACACCGCCAACCACCTGAGCCGCCCGTGCATGTTAGTGATGTCCAAGCTGGGTTTGATCAATTTCGTGTGGACAAGATTGGTTTTGGCGGTGACGCCGAACAAGTCTTATATCACCCTGTTCAAACTTTTGATGGCACCGAATCAACTCGTGCCCCACAGCCTTTAGATGTCAATGCTAGTGTCGATTTTGTTCGTGATCGCATTAAATTTGGCACCACACCTCAAATTGAGAACATTGGTATTGGAAGTACAACCCATATCCCTATTTCATCACAACCAAATACGTATAATTCAGCTGTTGCTGTTGCCAATCGCGGCGCTTTGCCTGCGGAAGGCCTTGCTCCAGCTTTTCAATTATTTGAACAGTGGTATATGGCCAATTATTCATTCTTATTTCGTAAGCGTGTTAAATTGGCCCCTGTTAGTTTTGAGTCGTGGCGTGATCGGTTTCCTGAAAATCAGAGGAAACGTCTTAATCTCGCGCTTGAGGATATGAAGAAATACCCGCAATTACATCAAAAGTATTTACAAAGGAAAAGCTTTGTTAAACGTGAGAACATTTTAGCCAGTAATGAGGAAGCGCGCAATAAATTTGAAAGCCGCTTGATTACCGGAGCTACTGACCACTACAACGTTGTTGTGGGGCCATGGTTTCATGCCTTTTCCAAATACTTGACCGATATATGGAATGGTGTTGAAAGGAAAACACCATTTTATTATACCTCAGGCGCCACCGCTGAGGCAATTGGCCGATGGTATCAACGCATGATTGAAACTGCTGAACCTGATCAATGTTTGTTCGAAGGTGATTCAAGGCGTTATGATGGTTCATGGACAGTAGAAATGCTCACCAAGAAACATAATTATTATGATACTATTTGTACGGATGATGTTGTACGACGTGCTTATCGCACACAATTAGCCACACATGGTTCTACACCTGATGGTGTTATTTACGATGTAGATGGAAAAGTTCGCAGTGGCGAAGGTGACACAAGTTCTGGGAATTCATGGGCAAATGCGCTTATGATTGGGTTTGCATTCTTTTGCTCCTATCATAATGTGGATACTAAAACATTTGAATTTACTGGTTCCCTTACTGATAACATTGAAATCTATATGCCCGAAGTTGCCGTACTTGGTGACGATAATATTGGCCGTTGCCGTGCTCATTTGTGTGATATCACATATATGGGCAAGGTGTGTAAGGCATTAGGGTTTAATACTGATTTTATACGTTATTCAAGATTTGATCGTGAAGATTCGAATCTTTTTCCAAACTTTTTGAAAGTGACCTTTTGTAGTTCACGCTTTTGGCCGTATAAGGATCGAGAAGGCAACATTGCTTATGCCCTTGGTCCAAAGCCCGGACGGTTGGTCTCAAAATTGACCTACACCCGCAATCTTAACATGAGCGATATTCAGCAGAAGGCCCATTTACGTGGCGTCTGCCGTGGCTTGATTAATGATTGTGGGCATGTCCCTGTAGCTGGTGAATACCTCGCTCGTATTTTAAAATTGACTGAGACACATCAAGGTGTCACCGTCACTCCCAAAGATTTGGGTGACGATCATAAAATACATGCGGAGGAAATACATAAGTCATGGCTGGATTGGCCCAATGAAACCAAAGATATGGTATTTACTGTATATGGGATTGAATGGGAACAAATCGAAAAACTGCATGAGTTAATTCGCTCAGTTAAGCAGTTACCAGCGTCACTCAATTCTACAACACTTAAATTGATCACCGATGTTGATATGGAATTCACCGATTTGATTGCTAAGCCAATTGAGATTTCTCGATCAGAGGATTTTGAGTTTGGTAAGATTAAAGGTGAACAAGTACATGACATCGAAATGGCTTCTAATGAGACTGTTCTTTCAGCTTCAGAAGATGGCTTGTCTGGTCTTTGTGTTGAGCAAAAAGTTCGACGGAGAAATGTGTTGCCAACAGCTGTTGCGCAAGGATTGGCCTGTCATAAATGTCGGGGTGCAGTCCAACCGGGTGAGAAGAAATGTCATCATTGCAACACCAAATTACATGTGTGTTTGCAATGTGATGATCAGCAAATTTTTAACTCGAAATATGGTGAATGGTATTGTGCTAAGTGCCCAATTTACGATCCATATTCTAAACGGGATATTAAATGTTTGTGTGGTCGTCCTAAACTTGATACAAAGAAACAGTGCTCAGAATGTGATACTATTGAGCAAACTGGCCGACGTGTGCGTCCTGGGAAAATTTGGTGCTGTACTTGTAAAAGAAATTATACAGCTGATATTGTTTATGTTGATGATCATCGCGAATCTGTCTCCGCATGCCCTTGTCTTGGCGTGCCTCCTGCCGATGATCCTGCAATTCAACGCAATAGTATTATTAATTCCCTAATGCAAATTAAAGGACCTGAACCATTACCAGTTTTGTCTTTGGGCGAGTATAATGGCAAAGACCTTTATTCTGGTGTGTTTTTAAGAACCGCCGCTAGCACAACGCCAACACAATTGACGGCTGCTATTGAGTCGAAACCATTTTTCTTTGAATTCAAACCTACTCCTTCTCCACCTACCTCCAAATCCACTTCTAATGCAAGTGTTAAGAAGAATACTACTCCTTCTCCACCTACCTCTAAAACCACTTCTAATGAAAGTGTTAAAAAGAAGAAAATAAAGAAGACCAAACCTCAAAAGGTTGGTAAAGAAGTGAAAGGGCCACAAATTGTGACCCCACCTCCT